TAAACCTTCAATATTATAATAATATTAAAGGCGTAAGTTTTTCTTTAACGGACCATTTTTGTATAGTTGTTCTAATAACACTATTTCAAAAATGAACACACACACACAAACAACACACACACCCAAAGAATGGAGATTCTATAAAAACTCAAAGAATGGAGATTCTTTAAAAACTCAAATTCTTTTCTATAGTAGGATTTATTTTAGTAGAAATCTATAATCATTTAGTCTTAATACGAATTATTCGGACCAGCAGTATGTTTCTAAATTTTAGATAAAATATTAAAAATATGTCACAACTTGAGACAAATCCGTTATTCAACACCACGACAACTACAAAGAAACCAAAACAACAACAGGAGACAAAACCACCAATTGTAACAGATTTTGGAATTGGAATTGAAGCACAATCCAATAGTTTAAATTTAAATTGTAATCAGATGGATTGGATTAAAGTATCAGAAAAGAACAAATTTATAAAAGCAGTTTTATGGAATATTGACACTGCAACCTCTTGGTTTACACAAGAAATTAATGTTCCACTTATTTTATCATTAGCACAGATTGGTAGGGAATACCAAGCTTATTTTTCATTTGATAGAGTAAAAATTTCAATTCAACCGACACATCAGGCATTTTTTCAAGGCAATACGAAAATTGCGTTTGATCCTTCACCGGGCTCAGATTATTATGATCTTATTTTAGGAGTTCCTGATACAGAATCAGCTTTTTATCAATTACAAACAGTAGATTTTTCGCCAAAAACAATTCAATCATATGACTTTTTGTGTCCAATGCTAGCACCATTTGCCTTTTTAGCAACAGTTGGAAATGGCATTAATGCACCTACAGAAAATTATTTAAATTCTTACAGTATGGGAAGACTTATTAGCAGAGTCTTTTCAAATTTAACTACAAAAGGTACGAATACCTCAATTCAGTATCATGTTTCAGGAGAACTTTTAGGACTTAAGACAGAAGCAATGAAATATCCATAATGTTTTTATCAGATTCAGGCAAAGAGATTCCAGATAGTTTTTATTCCTCGGGATGGAATAGTCTATCAAATAGTCAAAATACCCACGGTTTTTTATCAACACCTAACAGTGTTATTTCAAATTTTAATTTAAATAAAGCTCAAGATACTTCTAAATTGTTTTTTGATTCTTCGACACAAACAAATTTTGTACCTAGTAGTTTACTTCCCCTTCCAAAACTTCCCCCACCCAAAACATCAGATTTAGATATCATGAATTCTAATACGGTTAGAATGCCTTGGCCAACAGGAAGCACATATTTAGCAGATAATCCAGGAACAACAGAAGATAAAACTATTTCACTTGATGAGATTCCAGCTGAAACTTCAATAATGGACAATATTAATTTGCCGGAATTTAATTCCGTAACAGGAATGGTTGCAGGCACATTAAATAATTCTATAATGGGAAGTTTGAATCAGCAAAATTATACAAAAACCATGCAAGGAAATAGCCCACTACAAGGAGATTTTAATTCACAGAGGACAGCACAGTTAACTTTAGATAATAGAAACATTGCAAGTTCAGTTGGATCTACAATTATGTCAGCTAGTTCACTATTAGGACCTGAGGCTTTTGCAGCAGGTACAGTTATAGGAGCGGGCATTGATATTGCAACAGAAGAAGGCGCTTTCGATAGCACTCCAGCACCAGTAAACACAAACTAAAATGAATACACCAGAACCAACAACACAGCCCCTTCCACCATTGGGAACAACAACCACGCCAACACCACTCTCCATTGAAGGAGTACTTGCAAATCAAGTTGAAGAAGGAAATTTAGAAAAACAAAGGATCCCGGCATTAACATGTAAAAATTCATTATATTTAGGAAAATTTACAATTACTAACGCACAACCCATAGGCACTAATGTTTTTTCTTTTAGTGCAGAATATCCACTTGGAGCAGTTAGCAACAATTATTATGGACAACCAGGTGGCGATGGAGTTTATAGACAATTATGTCCATGGAGTCTAATTCCTACTTGGTTTTCAAGACAATGTAAAATAGATTACACTTTAGCTTTTCAACCAGTCAAAGTTTCCGATTCAAGGGTCACTATTGATTCTTTTTATAGATATTCACAAACTCCAGTAACCAGTTATAATACAGATTCTTTTGTAAATGATACAGTTTCAAATTATATAGATGATTCAGATGGATTGATTACAAATACAATCCCTACATATTGGCCTACAGATTTTGTTCCAACTAGAAGTTTTAGAATGGCAGGAATTAATCAGCCTCCCTCGTATGTCCCTAAGACAAGAATGACTACTTTTATTAGATCACCATATGTACCTACATTAATGCATCCAGATTCTTTTGACGTTTTAGTATATTTGATGCCGATGGTTTCTATCGCATCAACAACAGTAGCTTCAACTAGAGTAACTAGAGCTGTACCAAGTAATGATAATTATTTACCATTACCGTACGTTTTTAATAGACAAAATGTATAATGGATACAATTATTTCACAACCTCAGCAAGTAAACACCACGACAAATATTAAAAGTTCAGACACATCAAAACCATCAGTTTTGATTAATATTGATGATCAAGCATTTAAGAAATTCATGCCAACGGGAATAAAAGTTAGAGTTAATGTACCGGTTCAGAGAGTTGGAAATAGAGCTATTTTTGCTATCAATGTTGATGGTTGGATTCCTCAGTTTAATTTAGCAGACGCTTTTGTCAATACAGCCTATAGAAATTTCTTTCCAGTTCAAGTTTTTGAAAATGCTATAAATTATGTTGAAATTTTTCAGGAACAGCTTAATATTCCGATTCAAACACATTATATTTCACACAGATTATTTTCAGGTCATGTAAATGTAGGAATTAGAGTAACTTCAAATACCAGTCAGACTGGTACGTTTATGATTACACAAGCTAGTACTTGTATTAGAAATTATTATAGAAATACAACAAATTATCGCGGTTTAAAATTTTTAAATACTTCAGAAGAAGGAACAGATTATGCTGTGGATTCTTTTATTTTGGGAGATTTATCAATTAATAGGAATTGGGGAATTAGTACTATTGGAAAGCCAAATTTACCAAAAACAGATTTAGCGCAAAAATTGTATTATATGCGTCAAAGACAAAACGCACTTGCCAATAATGAACAGCTATTGATTGATCAACCTTATTTAGAACAATTTACAGAGGATTGGTTGTTTTTTACACCAATTACCAATATTCCTAATCAAAATGGCGGACAAATTGACTTTGAGATTTTTTATGATTATTCTAACGTAACTTTTTATATGCCAATGAAACCGTATTTAGCTTTGCCCAATTTGAATACAGGTCAACAAATTTTAAATTTTAGTGCAACTTTTAATGATAAGGATGCTGGAATTCTAAGACAAGATTATGTTTATGGATTTTCGACTGCTTTAGATTCTACTTTAGAAGAAAAACAGAGGACAGATGATAAGAAAATAATTAAGAAGACATAACGCGTTTTGATTTTTATAATCGAATCCCTCAATTGATAATGATTACCGGATGATAGTCCCTTAAGGACGAAAAGTTTTTATTTAGTAATAGGGGCCTATTATGAGTCGAACGTCAGACAGTGATTAATAGTATAAAGTTTTTATTGCTAGATTAACGTCGTGTGTTTGCGAATAAACGGTTAGTTAGTGCCATGACGGGAAAATATTTGAGTTCCCTGAAATGTTTCTTCAGGTAGGGAATATTATTCTGCCAGTTACTAGTCACGCTATTTAATATGCGAAGTGATCTACGATGAATAATTCCGTAGTTTAAGCCCCAGTTAGGGTAACCACTTTATCGTCGCGGATAAAGGCTCCCATTAGCAGTACGTTTCGACGTTTTCTTTACTAATAAAGAATAAATGAATGCATTCGCACCCCGAACCTTTATGTCTCAATTAAACCAAACAAACAAAACCCAAAACAACAACAACGAATTCACAATTGTCGAAAACAATTGTCGCCCCAATATAGATATAAAAGATCTATATGGAAGATGTATTACTACATATGATGGTGCAACTCACTATCATTTTAATACACCAACGTTCTATCTCAGAAAATCTAGAGAGAAAACAATTGTTCTTGATGATCCTAAGATGAGGATAACAATAATGAAACCCAAAAAGAAGCAACTCATCAAACTAACAACAAGTGAATTTGACGCTCTTCTTAGAGAGTATGGCTTCAAAAGTGAAGAAAGAATGCAGAGTCTTAATGAAGTTGTTAAAAGACCAATTTCTAGACCACCTAAACTTGTTCTCAGAGCAACGGAAGATGTAGCAGAATATGTCATTAGAGATTTTGACAATTTCAGAGGAGTTCAGTTTAGTGTTGCTGTTGGAGAAACACCTCTTGGAAAAGGCTATGCAGAAGTTCTTGCAAGAGCTAGAAACAAACTCATGCATTCTTTAAATGGAAACATAGATTCAGAAAATCAAACTATGTACACAAGGAGTTATGAATTAGAAGGAAAAGTTCACTTAATTTCATTGACATTATCAGAAAATCAAGTTAATGAATTATTTAATTGTGATTATATTGAAAATGATGTAGGATCACCTAAAATTATGGAAATTACGTTATATACCTTTTATAAACCTGAAACTAGAGTTAAAATGGAAATAGATCATATAATGAATTACAAATTTGATGGAACAGTTTCGAACAGAAATAAATTTTTCAAAATACTTAGCCCAATGTGTAAAATAATTAAAATCAACAGGAATAATATTGCGATTGATATTGTATCTACAGAAACAGAAAAGAGAGCAGTAATGACAACATCGACAGGTTTTAAAATTGGAATGTGTCTTGATGATTTTCAATATGTCGGTGAAAATGTTGAAATAAAGTTAAATTCATTTGCAGCAGAACAATATGATTCATTTAAATTTGCAGAACAAAATTTCAAAGGAGAAAAAGTTATACAAATACAAGAGGCAGAACAATTGAGAAGAACAACCATTTGGTCAAATCATTTGGATTATGATCCTTACAAAAGATGTGTAATTGGATTTCAAAATGAGGTTAAAATCAAACTTTTCAATATGCAAGAACCAGACTTTTATTTGGGAGGAACAAGCGAAGGATCCTGGCAATATCATGGATCATTCTTATTAGTACCTAAAAACACTTGCTGGTTTAAATTTTCAAAAGTAACTTATACAGGACATGTTGTAAATTCTAATTTGTACCGCAGAGTACTATCTTCAGTTACAAATCAGCAGATGACGGAAGATCAAATTGCAAAAACAGCTTTGATGTTGACAAGGATTCAATGTTCATATATTAATTTTGAAAAAACTTATGATTCGATCTTTTCAATTATTTATCAGTTATTAAAATCAAATATAAATGCATTAACATGCAATAAAGACTATAGTTATACAATAGGTAATATTTGGGACATTATTTTCAGAACGCCTACACCATTTGAAGTTTTTCCAGTTGAAATTAACAAATCACTAGAACAAAATATTATTCAGACAAAAACTAAAATTGAGTTGACTCAAAAGTCTCTTAAAGAATTGTCAGAGACATACTTTAAAAATATTGAAGAAATAGATTCAGTACCAATATTAATTAAATTGTTTAGAGGTGGCGTTTTGACATCAATGCTTAATCATATTAGACCGTTGAAGTGGCATATAAGTTCAATGCCAACAGCAATATATAGTGAAACAACAGAATTGAATGAACAACAGGAGTTTATTAAAAATATTGTAGAAGCAGCCGTAGATGAAGTTGATTTAACCATATGTATAAATCAGGCTCTTTCGATTTTAGAACTTAAAATATCTAGAGGAGAAATAAAACAGGTTCAAAAATTCAGAAAAATTATCCTAAATTTAGCCAGTTTTCGTTTTGATTCTATGTATCAACCTGGACTTAATAAATTAGCCACAGAAATTTCAAAAATTGATAAAGTAATAAATAAGGAAGAAATTGCTCTTAAAAATAAGTTATTGATAAACAGGGAGTTACAAAAAGAAAAGATTTTAGTTTCGATAATGAGTTCGCACTATTTTAGTTTTGCAAATTTGTTGGGTATTAGACCTGGCAATTCACCATTTAACACAGTTGATTATATTTTTAATATTTCTAACAAACTTAGAACTAAAGTAACACAATGTCATTGGAATGGACCATCTGCAAGTGAACTTCAAGAGCAAGAGGAAACATCAGATGATGAATCTGAGGAGGATTCAGACTCTGAAGACGAAGAAGAACAACCAACAACTGATGAAGCAGGTGTTTTTAGAAGATTTTATAACAAATTTAGAGTTCCTTTTGACAATATTAGTAATGGCTTGAAGAAATTGTACCATTTAGATGAAAATATTGACACCATTAAGCAGGAGATCTTTGATAAAGTCGATCAAGTAGCGGGACAATTTGATAATGTTCAAATGAGAAATGTTGCTAAATCTTTGAAATCATTGAAATTCGATAATATAAGAAATAGTTATTATAGCATTGAGCTTTTGATTAAAGGTTTCATGAATGATTTTATTAATAAATTAGGTAGTCTTTTTGGAATAGAAATAGAATGTAATCTTGAACCAGCAAAACTGTTCGCATTTTATCTCCTTTGGAATAATACCGATTGTAATATTGTTAGATATTATATCATAGGAACTATTGCAGTTGAGTTAGGAATAATGGATTTATTTATGAGTTTGATAGGAAAGATTTATACAGCAATTAAGAAATTTTTTACTGTTAAAACAATAAAGAAACAGACAGCCACTAAGAAAGCTCAGAAAGCTGCTCATGCAGCAAACGCAGCTGCAAATCAAGAAATGGCAGAAGTAGCAGCAGTTAATTCAAAACCAGTTGAAGAAGGTAAGACAATGAAAAGTTCAAATTTTAAAAGCATTATAGATTCTATAAACATTAAAACTTTAAGATTGGAAAAACAAAATAAAGAGAAAATTTTAGAGGAAAAGAAGAAAGTTGATGAAGTTGTAGATCAAGAAATTGAAAAAGAAGAATGGCTTGACTATATATGTAGAAAAATTTCAGAAGGAACACCAGCACTTATCGGCACAGTTGCAGTTGTTATAGCAACTGTACTTGGAGTTAAGGTAGCAATGAATTCGGATAAAAATTCTGTAGGAAATCAAATAACACAAGGTCTTAGAAATTTGTCTTTTTACGGTTTGGGCCTAGCAGCTATGCCAAAAATCTTTCAGTATTTTATGGGAATCGCAAATTGGATTGTAGAGAAAGCTAAAGAATTGTTAAACAAGGATTATCTTTCAAAAGATAGATATATTAAAAAACTTACAGATTGGCTTAAAAAGACAAATTATTGCAAAGGTGTTACTGAACAACAGTTTGTGAGAAATACTACATTTACAGCAGAATTTTTTGAAAATTTCATAGAAATGAGATATTTACTGGAGAAAGACACTTTATTAATGGGAATGTCAGACTTAAAAGTAGCTTGGGGAAAGAGAGTTCAGTTAATGAATGAACTTTTCCCAGTAGCATCATCAGCAATGCAAATCGCTTTAGGAAGTCACGAAATTTTTCATGTTCAATTAACATCACAACCTGGTTATGGAAAAACAGATATGTCGAATCAACTACTGGAGAGTTTAAAAGCAACATTCAATAAACTAGAAGATGAAACAGCAAAATCAATAGGCATGGTTAAGAAACACTTTAGTTCAGGAAAATATCCTTTTAAAGAAACATTAAATCATGCAGATATGTATTACGGACAGAATTTTGCAACTCTTGACGAAGACTATGTTTTTAATAATCCATCACAAGAACAGATAGTAGACAAGATGTTCTTGTTATCAGGTTTTCCATGTATATCTCAACAGGCAAGTTTAGCAGACAAAGGAAGAATGTTCGATATTAAAGTTATGTTATCTAATACAAATAACCCTTATATGAGACCACAGAATATGATTAATCCAGCAGCTTTACACAGAAGAAGACATTTATTTAGAGTGAAATTGAAAGATGAATTCGCTATGGAAGGAGCAAATGCCAATGAATATATTATTGATGAAAAGAAGATTATTGATGCAAAAATAAATAGAACAAGAGGAGACCACTTGTTAGTTGATTACTTAGACAGTTTAAAAGATGAAGTTGTCACTATTGGAGATTTTAGAGCAGAAAATATGTCAGTTGATCAAGCAAAAGAACTAATTTGTGCATTACTACAAAAACAATATCAAACAGAAGAACAAAGATTGTTAAATAGAGATGGGACTCAGTGCTATGCTAGAATTGCATATGAGAAATTGATGCAAGACTTGAAACATTGGGATATAGAATTAGGAAAAGACGAAATGCTAACTACAGCATCAGTTTTCACAAGTGTCAGTAAGAAAATACAGGACTTTGATCTTAAATTTAAAAATGCAGAAGGAGTTTCAGATGCTGCAAAGAAAGAGCATGCAGAAAAATTAAAACAAAAAATGATTAAGGATATAGAAGTTGTAAGCAAAGTAATTCCATATATAAAACAGGAAGATGATGCAATATCCCTCCTTAATACAGAACAAGTTGCATATTTTGGAGAAGCAATAGATGAAACTAATTATAGCTTAGGAATTAAAGAAATCAACAATCAACGATATTATTATTTACAACCAGGAATAATGAAAGCAAGAAAAGGTCCTATTAATTTTTATAAGTTGCAAATACATGAAACAAATTTGCAAAGTGGTAGTAAGATACAGATGATTTACTATCCAGTTGGAGATAGTGATGATGTTTTTTCAATATTATATTGGTTAATAGAATTTTCAGCATGTAGGAATGAAGAACATTTCAAGAGAGAAATTGGCATCAGACGAATGGAATTAGTCAATACAAGTAAATTAAAAATTTGGAAAGAGAAACTTAAAGTAATTCATTATAGAACTTTAACAGTATGTGAAAAAGCCCTTAAGTTCCTCACTTCATGTGCTATTGATTATATAGGAAAACCATTGTTTCAAGGGATGTTAGTTGGAATTACGATTGTTGGAATGTTTTATACTTTAGGAGCCATTGGAACGCTTTTAGCTCCTAAAACGCAAAACGTAGCCTATACAAATGTAGTTCGAACTAATAGAGTTCCCACAGCAACAGCCAGGAGTTCTACAGGAGTTAATCAAATTAAACAGGAAATAGAAGTAGAGAATCCAATAACACCTTTTGTCGCAAAGCAAAATAAATCAAATGACACAGGTTTAACAAATTGCGATGATTCACAGTTTATGAGAGATGCAACATACAAAATTAGATATTATGCAAAGAAAGATAATGGCAAAGTTGTAGAAATCATAGGAACAATAATTGGACTTAAAGGAAATCTATTTTTAACATGTAGACATAATGTTGATAAAATCAAAGAAAGTATTAATCCAGTAGAGTTAGAAGTATATGATTCAAAATATTCATCAAACCCAAATTTTACAATTAAAAAATATTTTATTAGAAGTTCAGACATTGAGTATATTAAGGATGAAGATGCAGCAATTATGGTAATTAAAGGTTTTAGAGCAACAAGAGATATAACAGATCACTTTGTTACTGAGAATGATTTGGGAAATAACATGCAAAATTTTGTAACAGGAGAATGTCTTTCAGTTATTTTAAAAAGACAAGTTTTTGATAATACAAACCCAAATTTTGAAAAATGGAAAAGTACTGGTTGGTCTCGATATATCAAAACTTTAAATTACACAAAAACGAACCCTAGACCTACAAAGGTGATAGAATTTAACACCAAAGCCTCAGTTGAAAGTGGGGATAGTGGTTCGCTAGTTATGCATGACAATAATAAAGTTCAGAGAAAATTTATAGGATTAATATTTGCAGCAGGAGATCAAGTATATGTCAATGTTATAACAAAAGAGGATATTGAGAGTGTAGCAAAGAGATTTGATCCTACAACAAAAATAGTTGTTACAGTAACATCAGAAGAGGTATTGCCAGAAGATCATGAATTATATAAAGTTTTTAAATATAAGGATCAATTATATAAAGGACCATATGGCAATGTGGGAATTTCTCAATCAGCAGGTTTTAGAAAAACACCAATTCATGGATGCTTTAAAGACAGTACAGAATATGAAGTTTTTCCAGCTATTCAGAATTTGAATGACCCTAGATGGAAAGAAGGTACAAGACATCCTTTTTATGTATCTTTAAATAAAACAGCTGGTGAGAAAAATCCAACATTTGATTTGAAAGAAGAAAAGTTTATGAAAAGTGCTTTAGAACATATGTATAAAGTCCATACACCTGGAATTAATCAAATTAGATCATTTAATACAACAGAGGCAATTGTGGGAGTAAGAATGAGAGGATCAACATCTATGAACACAAAAACAACACCAGGTTTACCCTACTCATTAGAAAGATCAAAAAAGGGTAAAACAGATTATATCCACTTTCATGAACAAACACAATCTTGGCAAATTTCAGATTTTGTTTTTAATGAAGTTAATCATTATGAAACTAGATATAATTTAGGTTTAGTACCATTAAATTATAAACACGAATTTTTAAAGAAAGAATTAGTACCTATTGCAAAAATTGAAGATCCAAAAACAAGAACCGTTGCAACAGGAAATATGTGTCATCAAATAATATATAACAAATTGTTCAAAAACTTATATATATTTTTTAAGAATTCATGGGAATATGGTCAACCAACACCGATCGCGCTAGGTCTAGATCCACCAAGACACTGGCATATGATCACAGAACATCTAAAATACTTAGACTATGTAATGGATTTTGATGTTAAAGCATGGGAAGAGAAATTAAATTTAAGATTGATGACCATGAATGCAGAAGTAAAAACTAAACTATATGAAGATGCTTATAAATCTAGAGGAGAAAAGTTAGATTTAAATTATAAAATGTTATCGACAGGATTAGTAGTAGACTATACTGATGCGTATGTATGTTTTAGAGATATAATGTATCGAAAAGCTTCAGGCCTTTTGAGTGGTCATCCTGGCACTCTAATGGAGAACTCGGAGATACATTATATGATTCTTAATCTGATTGCCTATCGTATATTGATGAGATATCAGCCACAGTATGCTAACGTTCATTTCATTTATGATCATGTAAGATGTATTTTGGCAGCCGATGATGTGCTAATTGCAGTATCACCGCTTGCTAGAAATTATATTACATGTGAAAGAATTGTGGAAGAATATAACAAACTTGGGTTTGAAATAACATCAGCCGATAAGAAGTCAGAAATTAGACCTAAAAACATAGAACAAGTTCAGTTTTTAAAGAATAGTTTTAATAACATAGAGGGGATATATTACCCAAAGCCTAATATGTCTATAATTATTCAATTATTTAGCTGGTACAGAGAGGACAGTTCTTTGAGTCCTCAGGAACAAATGCAAGTTAATAGAGAAAATGCATTTGCTCAGTTATGGTGGAGGGGAAAAGAGGATTATGAAAGAGTTCGTAGTGAGTTTAATATTATAAATTTAAAACGAAACTATCAATGGTCTTTAGACTATGAACAGATGGCTGCATTATTAGAACAGCAGAATCTGGACAAAGAATATAATTCACAGATCCCCAACAACAAAATGGATGATGGAGAAGAAATATTGGATGAGATTTTATATAATTAAAATGGTTTTTTACACATTTATACAGGAAATAAGTTTAATTTTTAACCACAGAGTAATTTTAATTATATTTTTTAGTTTATCTAATATACCAATCACCAAAACAAATTACAAACAACAAATCGATTTTTTAATTTTTATTAAACTTTTAAGTGACGCTAATTGTAAAGTAACGTATTCAATAATCGATGTTTGTGATTCTGTATATTTAAATTTCATATTATTATCACATTTAAAACAACAGAAAAATCATTATTACATATTAATTAATGACTTTGTAAGCTTACCTTGTGAGCGAGTTAATATTAAGGGCGAAAGCAAAACCTATATTGAACGGATATGGTTAGAATCCATACAAGCAGAACTCACAGTGGGAAACTTTCTAGATGCTTTGTCACGAC